GAACTGAAAACCAACATCAACGAACAGCAAGTGGTGGCGCGCGCCGGTGCATACGCATTGGGTCGCAAAACCGACGAGCTGGTCATCACCGAAATGGACAAGTCCACCAACACCGCCGGTGCCGGTACCGATGGCTTGACCAAAGCCAAGGTGCTGACCGCGTTTGAAATGCTCGGTGAAGCTGACGTTCCCGACGACGGCGAACGCTATGCCATTGTCGGTTGGAAGCAGTGTTCGGATCTCTTGAACATTCAAGAATTCGCCGACAGCCAATTCATCGGCGATGGTGATCTGCCGTGGAAAGGCACCCAGGCCAAACGCTGGCTGGGCGCGTTGTGGATGCCGCATTCGGGTCTGACCAAAGACGCTGGCAACATCCGCTACTGCTACTGGTATCACAAATCCGCCATCGGCCACGGCGTCGGCGCGGATGTGAAGACCGACATCACTTGGCACGGCGATCGCGCCGCGCACTTCGTCAACAACTCCATGAGTCAAGGCGCTGGCCTGATCGATGCCTCCGGTGTCGTGTCCATGCCTTGCCTCGAAGTTTAAGGAGCCGATGTAATGGCATATGCCTCTAAAGATCTGAGCGTTCTCGCTTACGCCAACGGCTTCACGCTGTGGCACTACACCACCATCGATTTGGCCGCCGACGTGGACACCACGGGCTATTTCAATGGCGCATCGGACATGTTGCGCGTCGGTGACATCGTCGTCGCCAACGTCGATACCGACGGCACTCCGGCGTCCGGGTTTTACCTGGTCAACGCCAACGCCGCCGGCGTGGTCGATGTCGCCGACATGACTGCGGTGGGCACTGCCGATCTCGATTGACCGGTCATCGTTCGAACACCAAAGGGGGCGGCGCTGTCGCCCCCTTTTTTCGTTCAAATAGATCATTCATGCAGGAGAATTTTATGCGCCCCCATCCGATCGTCAAATGTTCTAAGCCCCTGGCGGCCAACGCCAGCGCCGCACCTTTGGATGTGGTGAAGATGAAATCCGCACTCGGTGCTCTGGGGCATTACGATGCACCTGAATGGGGCGTGTCGCAGTTTCCCGATGTGGCGTTATTTGACGCCATCAAAGCGTTTCAGAAATCTCAAGGTCTCAAAGCTGACGGCGCGATCAAGCCGGACGGCGAGACCGAGGCGGCATTGAGCCAAGCGATGACCCCGCGCCGCGCCACCAACGCTTTGCAAGCCACCGCCCAAGCGTTGCAAAGCATGGGCCGAGGTGGCGACGAACTGCTCGCCCACATCACGCCGGAAGAAGCCGCACTGCTGCATACCGTCACCGACGGGGCGACGATCAACCCGCACACGGGGTTGTTGGAGTTTTGGTTTGGGTTTAGCGGCAACGATGATAAGGACACTTATGAGGGCTCTGTGACGGAAGCCGCAGACGATGAAACGCTTAGTGATGATAGTTTCTGGGACGGTTATGAATCCGCGACGACGTCCTATGATGCGGCTAACAGCGATGGAAAAGACGGTTTCGGCGGCGGCGACAAGGGCTCTAAATCAAACGGTGATGATGGTCATGGCTTGGGCGGAAGTGGCGACGATGATTTGGGGGCCAAGATGACGGGCAGCTTGGTCGAAAAGACGAAGAAAGAAAAAGAGGATCAAGCCAAGGCCGATGCTGATCGGAGAAATCGAGTCGCAGGTCAGACCGTGGATGATAGGGGCCTTCTCAGCACCAACGCAGAGGACGATGAAGAAGACGCCCAAGATTGGAATTCAGGCTTGTTGGGTGAGGACGATCCCGCGCCCTCGCAATCACCCACAGTCGATCCGAATGCTCCGCCCGAAAGCAAGGCAGACCCAGAGCCAAAAGCAAAAGGCGGCACGCCGACCGTGCAGCAATACAATGAGAAGCTGAAAACCTTGAGCGGTTGGGATCGGTTTGTATATGGGACGAAGTATGGATACTTGAACAACCCTAAAGCTAAAGACAAAAAAAACGAACGGTTGCGCAGTCCTAATTTACGGCCAAGTGGTTTTGATAAAAAGCTCGGGCGTACCATTGGGTTAAATGATTTTCGAAATGGTGGAGTATACGGACCCTACGCTGGTGAGTCGAAAATCGGCGCGATTGATTATGCCGAACGCCGCGCGCGTTGGCAGGCTGGTACGGCTGCAGTTGCCGGACCTGTCACAACAGCGGCTACAACAACGACAAAGGCTTTAGGGCCAGACCTCAGCAAAAAAGACAAGAATACCCCTGGCGCGCTGACGTCCATAACCGGTGTCCTCTTGGACCAGAACCCAGATGAAGGCGTGATTCAAGAGGTTAATACAGCAGTTCAAAATGCCGAGCAAGAAAACCGCCAACGCATGGCGGACATCGCCAAAGCGCGACAGCGTACCAAACTTGCTGCGAAAGAACTGGACCGGATCAGAGCGGCTCAATCCGTGCAAACCGCACCATCCCTCACAGACACGGTGGGCCCCAACGGTAAAAACAAACCCGCCGATGTGAAGGCGCTTCAAGAAGCCTTGGTGCGCAACGCAGTGATGGGCCCAAGTGCCGCTACTGGATATTTCGGCACAGCGACCGAGGACGCCACCAAAGCGTTAAACCTCACAGAGGATGGCTTCGTCACGCCCGGCGGGCCGACGGAGGCAGCGTTGCTTGATGATTCCGTAATATACCAGAGTGTCTCCGACGCTTTGACCGCGATGGGCTATGATAAACGCAAACAGATGCTGAGCTTACCGCACGCGTCTCAAATTGAGGACTACAGTATGGATGAGCATGGGAACTGGTATGATTCACAGGGCCGCAGCGTTCCATCGCCTTATGTGAACGGAAATCTGCAACTGGCGTCTCAGCAAAAGCTTACCCTTGACTTGGATATCCCGGCAGAACACCGGGCCGTGTTTGATCAGGCAGAACGTATCGGCATTCCGTCTGGGCTGATTGATCCCAAGAACGAGTTCGACCAGGCACTTGTCGGGAGTCACCAGCAACTTGGCATGAAAACAGAGGCGGAACGCAAAGTTGCGAAGCACTTAGAGGACCAACTCGACGAATTGGCGAAGACCAAGCCGCGCTACAAAGCCATACGCGACGCCATGAAAATGGCCAAAGCCAAAAGCCTATCCTACGCGGCGGATGCAGGTTCGTTTGGATACATGTCAGATGAACAGTTAGCGAAATTTAATTCGTGGTACAACCCGAATAGCTGGGCAATTAATCCCTTAGGCTATTCCGTCAAGTTGCAAGACGAAATTTATCACCGTGATTATCTCAAGGCCAACGATGTGGAGAAGATGGCCATGCGTCGGGGCGTGGGACTGTCCAAGGAAGCCAAGGATGATCCCAAAGCGAAAATGGGCTTGGTGCGGGCGAAAACTTACCACTATCAAACTCCCCTGGAAAAATACAAGACAATGGAACTCATCAATGATCTTGCAGAAAAATACCCTGAGTTTCGTTCAGGGGGAGTCCGGGGAAGCATCGCCGTTTCCATCGGTCAGCCTAAGAAAGAACTTTGGTCCATGAGCGAGCAAGAGTTGAAGGACACGCTTGAAGAGAACAAGAACGCCTTGTCGGTGTTGAAAGGCGCGTCAGCGGGTGAGTTCGGAAAAAACCTAGCGAAGCTGGGGCCTGGGACCTTAATGAGCACCGCTCTCAACCTTGCCGGGCTGACGCACAGGATCGAAGCGGCCAATAAAAAGATCGAGCACATGCTCGCCTATCCATCTGATTGATGGGCTTTCCGACTGGTGGGGTTTCTTTATCGACAGGGGCCCATGCCGGTGCGCTTGACGAATTCCCGGTAATAGTCCAAGGGCTGCAAGGCGCTTGCATCGATAAAGAAGTATTCCGTCTGTGGGAGTTGACTCGGGTTCCAAGTTTCCATGTCCCGGTCGATGGCGTCTTTTTGATCTTGAGGCAGATCATGGCCGAAGACGAACATCTCGTCTTTTGCTTGTGAATGACCAAGCTTATGGGCGAAGGACGCCCACCGGTACGCCAGTTCATGGCTTTTTTTCACACCATCACCAAAATAAAAGGTGAATCCAGTCATTAACGCTGCTCTCGCATGGGCTTGACGGGCGGCCTTCTCTAACCAAACCACTGCGATACAGGGGTCGTGAGGAAGCCCCTCGCCTTTGTAATACATCAATCCGATTTGAAATTGCGCTTCGGCGTTGCCTTCTACGGCCAGGGGCAGAAGGGTGCGCACGGCTTCAGGGAAATCTTTCGATTTCATCGCGGCGAGGCCAACTTCCACCTGTTGGTCTTGCGCCTCGTCCGCCATCGCAGCGGGGCTCAGGAGTAGGGTGAGGAGAAAAGCGGCACTTAAGTTTCGAAACATGTCCATCATAACGCGAGCGTATATGTGTTGCTTTGGCGATGCAAGTGCTGCCGGGCACATGTTCATGAGGTGATTTTTTAACTTCCCTTTTCGTCTTATGCCGGATAGCCGTGCACGCTTTGAGTCGGGCTCTCAATCGAGAGCCTGTTTTTTTGTGCCCAAACCAAACAACTGAAATCGAAAATTCAAACCTAAGGAGAACGTTATGGCATTGAGTTCCATTGCGCTGTGTTCGCGCGCGCTTTTGAAGACCGCGGGGACATAATACAATTTAAATCGTTTGCTGCTGAGTTGTCTCTTGCGCTGATCGTAATTCCAAAATATTTCAGATGAACATCTGATTGAGTGTTTGGTTCGTGTTGTGTTTTCGGTATCCCACAACTTGTAACCCTGTGAAGTAACCGTCGTTAGAGACGCTTTCCCATGACGGGCTTACATCATAAATAAGTATTATGTCCCCTTATTTCTCAACGCTCATTTTTGTCGAGGTTTCTTGACGACTTGATCATGGATGAAGAGGAGCAGGAAAATAATCAGCAGAAGATGCGGAAGGCTATTGCGGAGGACGAAGCAACACCGGTAGACCCAAGAGAGCCTAGAGATCCAAATGATCCAGGGAATGGCCCTTCCGCGTCGGCACCGGTCACATCCGCGCCCAGAAGCTATCTATCTGGGGTCGGAGGGCGTGGTATTTTGTCGGGTGCACTTGTTGATGCGATTCGAGGCTATTTGGACCAGAATCCGGATTTCCTCGCAGGACCTGAAAATGATCAAGGTGGACTTCTTGGGCCAGGGTTTAGCGGACCTCCCTCACCCTTTGGGATCAACCGAGTGCGGGTAAAATAACCCCTTAACATGACCGCTTATCAACAATAGGATGTGTTTGCATCCATGTGTCATAGCTCGCAAAACTTCACAAAAAGAACTTAATCCGCATGCATCGTCAGCGCACTTTATTCAATTCTGCATACATCCAGGCTGGACTGGTTGTGTGTGCAGTCATCATTGCGTTTGTTTCCATCTGGCTACCGACCTATCAGTCATACGTGAAGGTTTCCCCACCAGACGAACTGCTCGATTTTTTTGAAGCAAGTGTATTGCATGACGATGGAGAACGGCGCAACCACCTGAGTAAGTGGCATGATGGTTTCAGGATTCGGGTCTTTGGCACGCCGACGGGAACAGATCGGCGGGAGCTTGATGATGCTTTGGTCCTTCTTTCCCGTCTCACGGGGCATAGTTTTATGTTCACAGAGGACGAGAAGCCAGACATCAAAATCGCATTTGTTGAACATAAAGATGTTCCAACAGTGATTGGTAAGGTTAGTCCCGATTTCTTGAGTGAATACAAACAGTCGGGCGAACCTGTCAGGTTGATACATTGCTATACCCTTACAAAGGTAAGGAAAGCAAATTACCCGAAAGCATTTCAGTTAGGCCCCGCCTTGATTGTTATCGCGACAGACCTAGAGCGAAAGAATTACCTTGATGCCATTTTCAGGTGGTTGTTTCTGGATGGACCCGACATTTTTCACGGGTCCTGTGTGGCGGAAGAGCTTATGAATACCTTTGGCTTTTCCGAAGACACTGAGCGTCTTTCACCCTCGGCAATCAATGATCGCCCTTCTGCTGAAATTTTTTCTGCAAACGATAAGCTCTTGATCCGTGCGCTTTACGACCCGCGCTTAAAAGCGGGAATGGCGCGAGATGAGGCGTTGATCATTGCCAAACAAGTGATCGAGGAATTGGTTGCAGCTTACAATGAGCATGGTGAAGAGGCGTTGTATCAACGCTGATCAAAACTAACGTCAAAACGGGTTCTCCATCGAGAGCCCGTTTTTTTGTGACCAAACCAAACATCTGAAATCAAAATTCAAACCTAAGGAGAACGTTATGGCATTGAGTTCCATTGCGCTGTGTTCGCGCGCGCTTTTGAAGACCGGGTGTCGGTCGATCACCTCGTTCGACGAGGGTTCGGCTGAGGCTGAAGTTGCGGGCAATCTGTATGAGCCCATTCGCGACGCGCTGCTGTCGTCCAACGCGTGGTCGTTCGCCACCGGACAGGTGACGTTGCCGCAGCTCGAAGCGGTGCCGGTCGCGGATTACGATTACGCTTATCAACTGCCCTCGGATTTTTTGCGCGCGATGTCGGCGGGCGCGGGTTACGGGCGCGGATTGGATTATCGCATCCATGAACGCCGCCTGCACACCAATGCATCGGAGGTGGTGCTGACGTACATATTCCGGCCTTTGGAAAGTGAGTTCCCGCCTTTCTTTGATCAGGTGTTGATTGCCCGGTTGGCGGCAGAGTTTTGCATTCCGCTGACCGACAGCACCAGCCGCTCCGAAGCGTTGCTGAAAGTCGCCGAAAGCGAATTCAAGCGCGCCAAGATGATCGATGCGATGCAAGACACACCGCAGGCGATTGAAGATTTCACCTTGGTCGGAGTACGCAACTGATGGCCCGTATGCACACGTTCAAAACCAGTTTTACAGCCGGTGAGGTTTCGATGGAGTTAGCCGGGCGCGGCGATTTGACGGCGTACGACAACGGCGCGGGCAAACTCACCAACATTTTTGTCATGCCGACCGGCGGCATCTATCGTCGCGCGGGGATGCGTTACGTCGACACCGCAGCGAGTGAAGGGCGTCTGGTGGCTTTTGAGTTCAATACCGAACAGGTCTACCTACTGGTGTTTCGCGATTCCATCGTCGATGTGTACAAGAACGGCACTTTGCATAAAACCATTGATTCCGCACCGTGGACGTTGGCGCAGGTGAAAAATATCAATTGGGTGCAAAGCGCGGATACCCTGCTCATCACGCATCCGGATGTCGCGCCGAAAAAACTCACCCGTGACAAAAATGATGTATGGGCGATTACGGACTGGACCTATTTTGAAAAAGACGATGTCATTTACCAGCCTTATCACAAGTTTTCCGATGACGCGGTGACGCTGCAGGCGAGCCTGACATCAGGCTCCATTACGGTGACGGCATCAGAAGATGTCTTCGTTACTGGTCATGTTGGTAAGCGGTTTCGTATCGAAGGCAAGGAATTAGAAATTACGGCAGTTACCAGCGCGACCCTTGCAACGGCGATGGTCAAGTCAACTTTAACCACCACGACGGCGACCAAGGATTGGAAGGAGCAATCCTTTTCTGAGCTTCGTGGTTGGCCGGTGTCTGTATGTTTTCACCAAGACCGATTGGTGATTGGTGGATCGCGGGATTCGCCCAACCGTTTGTGGATGTCGAAGTCTGCGGATCTCTTCAACTTTGACCTCGGCACTGGGTTGGATGATGAAGCGATTGAATTCGCGATTTTGTCCGACCAGGTCAATGCTGTTCGCGCAGTATTTTCAGGCCGCCATTTGCAAGTGTTTACCTCAGGTGCTGAATGGATGGTGTCGGGTGAACCTTTAACGCCAAGCTCGATCCAGTTAAAACGTCAAACCCGTGTCGGATCACCCATCGATCGTACGGTGGCGCCATGCGATGTGGACGGCGCAACGTTGTTTGTATCGCGCACCGGCGATGAGTTGCGCGAGTTTCTGTTCACGGATTTGGAACAAGCTTATCAGGCCGGCGATTTGGCATTGCTCGCTCGTCACATGGTCGACACTCCGCTGGATCAAGATTACGACAAGACTCGACGTCATCTGCACATCGTCATGTCTGATGGCACGATCGCATCGCTGACGTTGTTTCGGCGTGAAAAAGTTACGGCTTGGTCGCGCCAAGTCACAGACGGAACGTTCCTGTCCGTCGCCATGGTGGGGGCGGAAGTCTATGTCTTGGTCAAACGTGGAGGTGCATACTTCATTGAAGCTCTGGACGACGCGTACAATGTGGACGCGGGTGTTAAATATGAAATTGATTTGACCACCACTCCCTCGGAGGCCCCAAAGGCAACATGGGGCGGGCTTGACCACCTGGAAGGTCGAACCGTTAAAGTGGTCGGAGACGGCGCGCCGATGGGTGATTTCGTTGTGAGCGGAAATTCGATCACACTGGATGTAGATGTATCGACCGTCGAAATTGGCTTGGCTTATGCGCACATCATCGAACCGTTGCCGCCGACGATTGCTTCCGTCAAAGCGGGTAGCCAGGGCGGGCACCTCCGGCCGATCTCATTTACTTTTCGTGTTCGCAACACATCGGCATTGCGTTTAGACGTGGGTACGGGGCTGCAAGACGTGCCGTTCAAGCGGTTCGGTCAAGCCGAATGGGATCAAGTCGCCCCCGCCTTCACAGGCGATAAAACGGTACGCGCCTTTGGTTGGCGACAAGGCGGTATCGAACCTTTGTGGCGTATAGAACAAGACACACCGCTACCGTTCGTTTTGCTTTCTGTCGCCAGTGAAATCAGCCTCAACGGTTAATCAATTAGTTCACACATCATAGTGAGGAGATATCTCATGGCCGGTACAACCAGCCTAGCCCTTACGGGCGCGACTTTTTTGAAATCCAAGATGGATTCCAAAGCCAAAAGCGACGGTGGTGCAACGCAAGCCTATCAATCGCGTATGAACGAACTGGCACGTCAGAAAGCGGCTGATGCAAAAAATCGTCAAGATGCACTGCTGAAGGCTTCATCCGCACAACGCGCACGATTTGCATCTCAGGGTGTCAGCCCAGCGGGCGGATCATCTGGTGCCGTTTTGCATGGTATGCGCGCGAAAACAACACAAGAACTGAACGATCAAGCGGCCGCTTATGCCGCAAAATCTAACAGTCTTGAGAACAGTTTTTCGCAGACACAAGCCAGCTACCTCAACTCCACCAAGCGCAGCCGTAAAGCCACAGAAAACGATCTGCTCGGCGATAACGGCACTTTGCAACAACTCAAAGATTGGGACTGACCCAGGTCTTTGTCGACGATACAAAAGGAGCAACCGATGGCAGAGCATATTAAAATTGGGGATATATCACCTCGTGCATCAGGCAAAGGTAACGGTGTGCAGACGAGGTTCGATTATCTGTTCCCGATATTTCAGGATGCCGATTTAGAAGTCTACGTAAATGGAACGTTGCAGACCCTCACCACGGATTACACGGTGAGTAGGGAGGCAAATGTGGCCGGTGGCTATGTTGAGTTTGTGACGCCTCCAGGAGATCAGTTGCCGGTCGTTTTGGTCCGTCGCTTAGCGATCGAGCGTACGAGCGATTTCCAAGAATCAGGTGCGTTTCGATCCAAGGTTATCAATGACGAGCTGGATTATCTGACAGCGGCTCTACAGCAGGTCGCAGATGATCAAAGTCGTTCTGTACGGCTGATGACGTCGGACAGTTCGGCCAACTTTGAACTGCCGGACAAAGAGGCACGTGCGGGCCGGATCATGAGTTTCGATAGCATCGGTGGGGTGGCACTCAGTTCTACCGACAGCCTTTCCATGGCGACGTTGCAGGCATTCATGGAATGGAAAGTTGATACCTTTGCAGGCGACGGTACGATGAAAGCGTTTGAGTTAGCCGCTGAGCCGGGGCAGATTGGCAATACCCAGGTGTTTTGGGATGGTGTCTATCAATCAAAAAAAGATAACTACACCGTTTCTGGAACGACCCTTACCTTCACCACTGCACCGCCAATAGGGGTGAGAGTTGAGGTTGTGCATGGCACGGCATCATCCACATTCGTGCCAGAGGATGCTTCGATCGCAGACGCGAAAATCATTGGTGTCGGCTGGCCGAAAATCACAGGCACCCCGACGACGATTGCGGGTTATGGCATCACGGACTTTTCGGCCAATGTGGCCGGGGCTGGCGCGGCAATGCTCGCCTCGAATGGCGCGTTTACGACCACCCTCTCGACGACTGGAAATTTTTACGGCACGAACCAGGTTAATGTCACCGGCGCGTCAAACCCTTATTTTTCAAGCGACAACACCACATACGGCGGTGCTGGAAGCACGATGTTTCAAGATGCTGTTGGGGTGTTCAATATTGGTCAATTAGGGGTGGGGGAATCTTTCAAGATTGCACCGACCGCAAGCGTGGTTGACCAAGTGTATTTGCACGGTGCGGCCGTGGGGGGGAGTGTTGGTATTGGCGCGCATGGCACTGACACAAATATCGCCATTAGCCACGGCACGAAAGGTGCGGGCGTTCACAATTTCTACTCCGATTGGCTATCCACCAATTCATTACAATTTCAAGTGAACACAATCACGAGTGCAGCGGTGAACTATGTCGAGGTTTACGGCAACTCGACAGGTGCCCCCGCCGTTGTCTCCGTGGCAGGTTCTGACCCGAATATCAGTCACTATGTTGACCATAAAGGCGCGGCGGGAACGTACTTTCGAGGTGCAGGTGCTGCTATTCAATTCGCCGTAAATTCGAACGGCGGAGCCATCAACTACGGCCAAGAGCTTGGCGGCGCGATAGGCTACGGGCGGCAACTTCGTGCTGCGGGCTCTGACGCCAATGTTGCCATCGACTACTCGACGCAGGGCGCACACAGCCATTACTTCTACAGCCACACACGTGGTGCGTTGCAGTTCCTTGTAGCGCCAACAGCATCCACTGTGAGTTACTTGCAGGTAGCTGGTGGGGGCGCTGGAAGTGGCCCCTATTTGCGTATGCAAAGCTCCGAAGCAAACGCCTGGGGGTTGATGTACTCGAAGGGCGCGGGCGGGTTCCAGTTCTACGGGCAAGGTGACACGACGCAATTCCGTATCAGCCCTACAGCTTCAGCAGTGAATTACTTGCAAGTTGCGGGAGCGGCCACCGCTGGCTCTGTTAGCATAATCACGGACGGTGCAGACGCCGATATCGATCTCGACATTTCAGCCAAGGGCTGGAATGGGCTGACGAAGGTGCATAACTCAGTCAATGGGCTGTTGTGGAGTATCGGCGCTCAGTACGGCGGGTCCGTTGTTCAGTACATCCGTGACAGTACACCGCCGACCACAAACCCGGGCGGTGGTGGACTTCTGTACTCCGAAGCAGGGGCGCTCAAATGGCGAGGGCCAGCGGGCACTGTCACTGAACTTGCGCCCGCATAACCACAACAAAGAAACTATATCATATTGCTAGCATCGGTGAGGGCTTTGGTTATTCAGACCTCATTATGTTCTCTGGTCAAATCACGCCTACTAGCTCTTACGCAAGTGGCTGGCTTCTCTATGTCGAGGCCGGCGCTCTCAAGTGCCGCGATTCTTCCGGTACCGTATCTCAACTCGCATTCTCATACCTTCCAAACCCACTATAGGAGAAGATCAAATGGCAAAAACTTTCTGGGGTGGCGTCGCCACCAAATCGACCATCGAAGCAACCTACGAATGGGCCTCTGTCGATGCTTCCATCACCAAAGTCAAACGCAAGGACAGTGCCTTTTCAACGGCGAGCGAAACCGCGCGTGACGACTTGGTCGCAGCGGCCGACGCGCTGACGCCTGATTTGGATGACGTCAAGCAGGTGCAGGTCTACAGCGCCAAAACCGACCCCGATACCGGCGGCCTTATCGTCGATGTGACGTTTAAAAATAACGACACCATGCGCATCGGTGACGATGAAGTTGTGCCAACAGCTTTGGCGACGGCACGCGATGCCTTCATCACCGCCGTGACGGCGGACCTGTAATGCTGAGCCCCCAAGAAGCACAGGTGGTCTTGGAGTTCTTGAACCGAGTTTCGGTTCAAGGGCTCCAAGAGGCCACCAACCTCGCCGCTGTTGCGCAGAAGGTCACCATGATCGCGCAACGTCATCCTGATGAACCGGGACACTCGGATATTGACCCGGGCATTCTGTCGGACGTCACGTCGCAATAACAAAACGGGACGCAATCATAAAAGGACCTAAATCATGCCCATGACGCAAGCAAGTCTCGCAGTTTTGGCCGAATCAGCCAAGACCGAGCATATCACAATTGCCTGCTCTGATGAGAACACGAACCTGACACCGGGTGTCGCGAAAGTGACATTCCGCATGCCGTATAAGTTCACGCTCACACAGGTGCGTGCCTCCGTTACCACGGCACCGGTGGGTGCAGCCGTCGTGGTAGACATCAACCAGGACGGTGCATCGGTGATGTCAACAAAGCTGAGTATCGACGAGACGCAAAAGGTGTCAGCAACGTCTGCGGTCATATCTCAAAGTACGCTTAATGATGACGCAGAAATAACCATTGATCTCGATACCGTTGGTTCGACGGTTGCGGGCACCGGCCTCAAGGTGGTTTTGATTGGATATCCGTCATGAGCATGATGATTGACCCATATCGAATAATGTCTGCCTATAGCATTGCCAATGCAAGCTATCCGGCGACGAACGCGCACTTATCCTTCACGCCGATGGCAGACCTCGCCAAGCAAAAACAGTGGACGGTCCATATCCCTGTGGCGTTGGCCGCCTCTGGCCAGCAAGTACTATTCGCAGCTGGTGATGGAACCAGCACTAATTTTGTCGCGGTACAACTGACCGCTACAGGGCAGCTTGATTTTGCGTTTATGTCGGGTGGCATTTATGTCGGGCGTTTAACCACCACAAGATTGTTGCGCGACTATGGCGGGTTTTATTTTATCACTTGCGTGATGGATACACCCAACGTAACAGCGGATGACCGCATGCGGATGTATTTTGACCTTGAACGTGAAACGTCTTTTGCAACAAATACCAATCCCGCACAAGATTCTGTAACAACTGTATTCGCAGCGAATACTCACAATTTTCTGAAGTTGGACTATGCTGCCGTTTATGGTGACGTTTACCTTGGCGGTAACACATGCTTGATCGGTCAAGCCCTGGAACCGACCAGCTTTGTTGATTCGATAAAGGGGCAGTCGAAAGCCAAAGACTTGACAGGTCTGGACCTGCAATACCTATTTATGTTCGACGATGCGGTTGCTATGGGCACCAATAGCGGGTCTGCGGGTGACGCCACGGTTACGGGTACGCTCAATCAAGTCACGTCTACGCCGACGAACATCACGGCCACACTCGATCCGATCGATACAGCCTGGGGGGCTAGTCGGGACAGTTCTTGCACTCTGTCTGATGGCAACAAACGCGGTGATTATCCGGGCGCTGTTAATTATGGTGCACATATCACCAACATAGCGTTCACCCCCAGAAACACCATTTACGGCGAGGCGCTGATCCACAGTCTTGGGTCGCAAATTGCTGTAGGTCTTGTGTCTGAGGAAGACAAAGGTTCATTCAATGGGGCCACGACAGGTTTCGGCGCTTGTCTTGAAGGTTGGGTGCGTGGAAACAATGGATCAATTTGGAACAATGGAGGCTCGACCTCAGGATATCCTGCTCTTGCGGTAGGGGACCGATTTATCTTTGCTTTCGATATGGCGAACGGGAAGGGATGGTTTGGCAAGAACGGTGTGTGGGACAATGGCGTTCCAACCCTGGGCACAAGTCCGAGCTTTACATTTTCGTCTACATCGAAGCTTTGGCACGTACTCATGCAGGGTTACAACGGAGGCGCGGCGACACTCTACATGTCGGAAGCGGACTGGGCGTACACGGCTCCTACGGGGTTCACGGCCAACACAACTGACAATTTGCCCTGGCAAAAGGGCAGTATTAAAAATCATTTCAATACAGTTCTATATAGCGGAACGAGTGCAAATCAATCCATCACGGGCGTGGGCTTTCAGCCTGATTTTATCTGGGCAAAAAGCCGCTCGACAGCTTCATCTCATAGGCTGTTTGATGCTTGCCGGGGCATGGGCGTCATCAACAAAGAACTCTCATCCGATACCACTGTAAATGAGGGCACTTCACAGTCGTGTGCATTGACACCAACGGCAGACGGCTGGGATTTTTCTACAACAGGTATATGGGAACCTAATGACCTCACTGGTGGGAATTATGCGGCATGGTGTGCCTCACTTCCAAACACAGTTACAAGTGGGTGGTCTGGTTCGCCGACCATTACGCCAACAAAGGAAATCTACAATGCCACGTTAGGTATGAGCATCGTAACTTATACTGGTGATGGTGTGGCGGGCGCCATTCCACATAGCCTTGGTAAAGCGCCGGGGGTAGTTCTTGTAAAAAGGCGAGATGTCACAGGGTATAGCTGGATGATCTACCACTCAGCTATGGGAAGTGGATACTATGGGGCGTTAGAGAGCACAGCCGCGTTTACCACTGCTGGAGCAGCGAGCGTATGGAATGCTCTAGATCCAACCAGCACGCTCGTCCATATCGGCACCAGCGCACAGGTAAATGCATCAAATGCGACTTATGTGGCTTACATCTTTGCAGAGACTGACTTCTGTAAAATTGGCTCCTACATAGGTAACGGCTCTGCTGATGGCCCACTACTGAACACGGGTATTCGTCCAGTTTGGGAATTGGTCAAGTATAGCAACGGTATATTTGGCTGGTACATCTTTGATGAGATGAGGAGCACCTACAACCCACTTGGTAAAATTTTAGTTGCAAATGGTTCTGGTGCGGAGGGGACGGATACGGGCTGTGACTTCCTGTCAAATGGCGTCAAAGTGCGGTCCGCTTCAACACTGCATAATGCGAGTGGCGGTAAGTACATTTACTTAATGTTTGGACAACCCAACGGGCCATCGGAAAACACGGCGCGATGATGCTGCTGGCCTAACCTTGCAAAGGAGAACGCTTATGACGCTTCACAACCTGTGTCACACACAGTGATTTGGGGGGCTAAAAATGCAAGAACACGGTCCTCCCCCGGACTTCGCTGAGTTTGTCGCCATCTGGAACAAGAACCAAAACCTCACCACACCAACGCACCACAAAACCATATCGGCGTGGTTGGAAAAAAGTTGGAACGGAAAAGATCGCGAACTCCTATTGATGGCGTTTCGCAACTCGGGCAAGTCGACTTTGGTCGGCCTTTTTTGTGCCTGGCTTTTGGCGTGTAATCCAAGTTTGAGAATCATGGTGTTGGCTGCGGATTTGTCGTTGGCGCGAAAAATGACACGCAACGTCAAACGCATCATCGAACGCCACCCGGCTTGTGTTGGCCTCAAACCCAAAAGCCGGGATCAATGGGCATCGGACCAGTTCACCGTCAATCGCGAACATGAACTGCGCGATCCATCGATGCTCGCCAAAGGCATCGTCGCGAACATCACCGGCTCTCGTGCCGACGTGGTGATTTGCGACGATGTTGAGGTGCCCAACACATCCGATACGGCGCAAAAACGAGAAGACCTGCGTGAACGTTTGGATGAAATCGATTATGTCTTGGTCCCAGGCGGCTTACAGCTTTACGTCGGCACACCACACACCTTTTACACCATCTATGCCAAAACGGTGCGTCGTGATGTCGGTGAGGATCAGCCGTATCTCGATGGTTTTAAACGTCTGGAGATTCCCATCTTTGACGCCCAAGGGCGATCACGATGGCCGGACCGGTTTCCCAAAAAGAAAATTGAGTCCATACGTCGCCGTACCGGGCCCAATAAATTCCGCAGCCAAATGCTGTTGGAGGCGGTCGACATCGCCGAAGGCCGCTTGGATGCGGATCTCTTGATTTCTTACACGGACGAACTGAGCTACGCGGAAATGAACGGCGAGGCGGTTCTGAGCCTTGGCGATCAAAAACTGGTCTCTGCCAGTGCGTGGTGGGATCCCAGTTTCGGTGCACCCCAGCGCGGCGACAGCTCAGTCGTCGCATGTGTCTATACCTCCGAAGACGGTCGCTATTGGCTTCATCGTATTCAGTACATGACCCACGACCCCGCGTTGGTCAATGAGGTGTCGGAAGCTGAGCAGTTGTGCCGCCATGCGGTCGATTTTGTGCGAGAACTTCATCTTCCATCGTTGACCTTGGAAACCAATGGCATTGGCAGGTTCTTGCCAGGGCTGTTGCGCCGGGAGTTGGAAAACCAAGGCGTTGTCTGCGCGGTTTTGGAAAAGTATTCCAGCGTGGCCAAGGACCGCCGCATTCTCGAAGCTTTCGACGCGCCCTTGGCGGCGGGCCGCATTCATGTGCACGAAGTTGTGCAAGCGACCCCGTTCATCACCGAAATGCGCGAATGGCGACCGGCATCCAAAGCGCCCGACGATGGCTTGGACGCAGTGGCCGGCTGTTTGTTGGCGGAACCGATCAGGTTGCCGCGCAATCCCAATGCTCAGCAGCGCCCCAAACGGCCAAGTTGGTCCGGCGGCGGACAAGCGTTCGAAGCCACGACAAACTTCGACCTTTAACAAAGCCATTCATTAAGCCTCCGCCCAGCGGGGGCTTTTTTTTATCAAACACAACAAAAATAAAGGAGAGCCATATGCAAACCGCATCGGGCCTGGACCTCATTTGGTGGATCACGGCCGTGGAGCTGCCTGCGTTGGCGGGGCTGTTTTGGATCGGCTGGCGAAACCATCATGCCGTTCAAGATGATATCGACGAGGTGCGCCATGCCGCCGATGTCGGCCTTGCACACCTACGTGAGAATCTTGATGCCTACAAGTTGGATGTGGCGAAAAGCTACGCCTCCATCTCGTATCTGCGCGACGTCGAAGAACGCCTCACCGGACATTTGATCCGCATCGAAGAAAAACTCGACATCACACGCACAACACAAGGGGGAGGTTTGAAATGAACAAGCCGCAAAAACTATTCGACACCACTGCGATGAAAAAAGACAACGGTCTTCACAGCCAGCGCAAACGCGATGTCGATATCTTGGCGCGTACCATTTATGGCGAGGCACGTGGCGAAACCGTGCGCGGAAAAGAAGCCGTGGCGTGCGTCATCATCAACCGCGTTAAACGCGCCCAGGACCGTGGTGGCTACTGGTGGGGCAGCACAATTGAAAAGGTCTGTCTGAGGCCGTGGCAGTTTTCATGCTGGAACGAAAACGATCCCAACCGAAAAAAGATCCAGGACGTCGAACCCGGTCATCGTGTGTTCGACACCTGTTTGCGCATCGCACGGCGCGCCGTTTCCGGTTGCCTCAATGACCCAACCAACGGCGCCACCCATTACCACACCAAAAACGTCGACCCGCCGTGGTCGCGCGGTCGTCCTGCGTGCGCAGAGATCGGGCGGCATCTGTTTTACAACGACATCGAATAGCGATTAGAGCAAAGGAGAACACCATGTTTCCCGCAATCATCGGCCCGTTGCTGACGGGCCTGCTCGGCGTCGTCGATAAGGCGGTGGAAGACAAGGACCAAGCCAGCCAAATCAAAGCGCGCCTCAACGAAATGGCGCTGTCGGGCAATATGAAAGAGCTGGAAGCGGCGGCGAGCATCATCGTCGCCGAAGCCCAAGGCGACAGCTGGCTGCAACGCAATTGGCGACCGCTGCTGATGGTGCTGTTCGGCGTGATCATCGCCAACAATTATGTGGTGGTGCCGATCTTCAACACCCCAGCCGCCGAAATCCCCCCCGACATGTGGGACCTGCTCAAACTCGGCGTCGGCGGTTACGTGGTGGGGCGCACGGTGGAGAAGGGGGTGAAGACCTGGCCCAAAACGTAA